TGGCATAAGACTGTAATCATAGATAACTGTATTCCGTTTGTACCGAGTGAAGTTTTAATCGGCGAACGAAAATATAGTTGTTTGTTTATACCAGCAAAAGCGGTTGATAATCCTTTCTTGATGGAAGCTGATCCAGAATACATTCAACGATTGGACGCTTTGCCGGAGAAAGAAAGAAAACGGTTGAGAGATGGGGATTGGGACGTGTTTGAAGGACAATTTTTTTCAGAGTTTAACCGTGATATCCATGTTATTGAACCTTTTGAAATTCCACACTGGTGGAAAAAGTTTAGAGCTATGGACTATGGATTTGATATGTTAGCTGTTCCGTGGTTTGCAATAGATCCAAGAGGAAATTTAATAATTTATAAAGAGAATTACAAGTCAGGGCTAACATTGAAGCTGGCAGCCGAAGAAGTTCTAGCTTCTACTTTGCCAGGAGAAGAGATTGATTATACGGTAGCCAGCCCGGATTTATGGAATCGTGATAGAGATCGAGGAATACCCGAAGCTGAAATTATGAGGAACGCCGGGTTAAAAGGTCTGGTTCAAGCAGACAACAGGCGTGTTCCGGGATGGAGAAATGTTCGCGAATATCTTACAATATATGATTCTTTCAATAACAGCGGTGTTCCAATTAAGACTTCAAAGCTAAAGATATTCAAAACATGTGCTAATGTGATTCGAACGCTTCCTGCATTAATTCATGACGAAAGAAACCCAGAAGATGCAGCAAGCGAACCACATGAAATTACACATATGCCAGAAGCTATCCGGTATGGGTGTATGACTTGGAAACCTTGGAGCGTTTTGGGGCCGGATATTCATGACCGATATATGAAAAATTCTCAACAATTTACCCAAGGGTATCAGCAATATGACCCGCTGGGGCTATATAAAAATAAAAGTTAAGGAGCAATCAAAGTGAAGCAAATCATTCCGCAATTTGTACCGCAGATTTATCCCCAAGATAAATACGGCAAGCAATTGGAGCCTCGTAATTTAGCAAATAAAGCAACTATGCAAGAAGCTGGGGCGGCATTGCAGGAACAACTTTTCGTTGAGTTTGATAAAGGAAATATCAATAGTTTTGGACGAATCGAAATTGTTTACGGCGTGGCCGACATACCGGATTCGAAATTGATTTTACCGGATAAGCCAGGGTTACAAGTAGTTAAGTAAGGATGTGATTTTCATGGGTGCAGCAGCAATACCATTGATTGCCGCAGGGATATCCGCAGGAGCGGCAGTTTATTCAGCTAAACAGCAAAAGGAAATAGCTCAGGAACAGATAGATAATTCAAAAGCTATCGGGGCTTCTCAGACTCAGGAGTATTCCGATACTTCAAATGTGCAAGCGGCAACGGCTAAGAAACTTGCGGCAATGAACGGTTATAACAGTACATATAATTCGATTTACGGCGATGTAAACAGTAACCGTAAGTCATTGCTTGGGGGTTGATGATATGGGTGGTGCAATAAAGGACGCTAAACAAAATTGGGATGCAGCCCCTTGGGAAAAATGGATAATGCCTGGTGCCGCTATTACTAATATGACTCCGCAACAAGCCAATAAAAGATGGGGGCTAACACCCGAAAAGCCAGATACAGATACGGACCCAAGTTTAACTTTTGTCAATGGCACACAGCAAGCAACATCAATGTCATTGCTGGGGAAAAGCCAATCTTCGAAAACACCATTTGGTGATATGAGTTCGTTGATGACGAGTAAAAAAACTTTGTTGGGGGAGTAAGATGTTACAATGCGATAATGTAAAATGTAAACACAATTTAAACAAAGATTGTAAAGTGGAAAGAGCTATATGGCTTGATGAAAATGGTAAATGCTTAGCTTTTACAGAAGAACCCAAACCAAAACAGATTAACAAAATAGAAGTTTGGGGAAACCCTACCATTGAAGATTTTTCTCGCAATTGTGTATTTAAAATTAATGAACTCGTTGACGTAGTAAACAAACTTTTGGAGCAATCCAATGCCTGAACTTCAAAAAATACGTTGCCAAAAGTGCAATAAACTTCTCTTAGAAGCAATAGGAGAAGGAAAGAAGATTTGCCCGAAATGTGGAACTGAGAATTATTATATATCTGGAAATTTCGGAGTCATGTATTACGATGATTACCACAATGGAATATTAAAAAATATACATTCAAATTAATACCACAGCGCTTCAAGCAAGCCCGGTATTCTAGTCCAAAAGGATTAGAGTATCGGGCTTTTTTTATTTGTCCCGGAGGTGATTACATGGCCTTACAAATGATTGATAATTCGGGTAAAGGTGAATTGACTCACCTCCCGTTTGAAAAACATTTTCTCCAGATGCAGCAAGAATACTATAAATGGGTTCCAGGATGGCAAGACTTAGCCAGCTTTATCAATCCTGACCGTGGATTCTGGATTGGAAGTACACCAAACAAAGGGCATACGCCGGATTATACCAAGATGATTGACTCAACGGCATGGAGAGCGGCAAGAATACTAGCAGCCGGTATGCAATCCGGTTTGACTTCACCCGCTCGGCCATGGTTCAAACTTGGTGTCGCAGATCCGGATCTCAATGAGTATTTGCCAGTTAGAGAATACTTTGATACTGTTCAGCAGATTATGATGGCCGTATTTGCCCATTCAAATATTTACGATTGCTTTTATTCGAGCTATGAAGAGTTACCGATATTCGGAACTGCTTGCTCAATTATCGATGAGAATTACAAGGATATTATCCGCTGCACCAATATGACATGTGGTCAATATATGCTTGACAACGGTCCCGATGGTAGAGTGGATTCATTTGCAAGATTGTATTGGATGAATATCGACCAGTTAGTCAAGCAGTTCGGAATCGATAGTTTGACGGATAAAAGTAAAGACCTTTATAAGCAAAGTGTTTCGCCAACAACGGGGCAAAGTTATCGTAGTAATCAATTATCGCGATGGGTTCAAGTTTACCATTTAATTGAACGTAACGACGAACGAATTGAAAGCCGGAAAGATTTCAAAGGAATGCCTTATCGCAGCATTTATTGGGAAGTTGGAGCACCGCAAGAAAAGTTTCTAAGGCTATCAGGATATTGGGAATTCCCGATTATGGCTCCCCGGTGGGATGTCATTGGGTCAGATGTTTACGGTAAAAACAACCCGGGGCGTTTGGCACTCGGAGATTCAAAACAATTGCAGCAGATGGCAACTGATAAATTAATCGGCTTAGATAAAATGGTCAATCCTCCAATGCAGAAACCAAATGGAGTTGACTATATTAATGCATTGCCTAATGGGGTTTCACCCGCGGGTGCTACAGATAAAGATATTATTAGGCCTCTTTACCAATTGACAATTCCTTTTAGCGATATGCGTGTTGAGATTGAGGCAGTTCAAAACGCTATTAAAGAAGATTTTTATGTTGACCTTTTCTTGATGATAGCGCAGCAGCAAGACCCGCAAGAAACAGCGTATGAAGTTTCAAAAAAGTATGAAGAAAAGCTATTAATGCTTGGCCCGGTTCTTGAAAGATTGTATAGCGAGCAGCTAAAACTGAGTGTTCAACGTACATATAACATTTTACAGCGTGGTAAATTGTTACCGCCATTGCCTCCTGAATTGCAACAATCAGAAACACAGATTGAATTTATATCAGTATTGGCCCAGGCTCAAAAGATGATTGGAGTTACTCCTATTATGCAGACAGTTCAATTTGTCGGGCAAGTGGCGGCGGTGGCTGGCCCGGATATCTTGGATAATATTGACCTCGACGAAGCGGTGTCACAATATGCGGAGATGTCCGGTGCTCCGCCTAAATTATTACGTGATCCGAAAGTTGTAGCTCAGATGAGGCAGCAGCGGCAACAGGCACAAGCACAGCAGCAAATGATGCAGAATGGGATGGCATTAACTCAGGGTGCCAAGAATTTAGCCCAATCTGATACGGGTTCAAATAACGCGCTCACAGCTTTACTTGGTGGTCCGGACGCTTTGAATGGAGGGCAATAATGGAACATACTGCATTTATTGAAGAACGTCAGCGGCGACAACGACAGCGGGAAATTGAAGATATGAAATGGATTATATCAAAACCCCAGGGAAGAAGATTTCTTTGGGGTTTACTTATGTATTGCCATACTGAAGAAGAAACCGAATTTCGTGGTAATAGCCATGACATATTTGAAAAAGGTAAAAGGATCGTCGGTATGAAAACCCGGCGTGATATCGTGGACGCTGGTGGTTATGCAATTTTAGAGACAATGTTTCGTGAGTACAATTCCTTATTGGAAACTGAAAAAGCAATCGAAGAAAGGCATAAACGAGGTGAAATTTGATGGGATATGGTAATTATGGGGTTTGTGATACATGCGGTAAGTCAGCAAAAACATCGGCAGAATCAGTCGTACCGGCTGGATGGTACATAAAAGTTTCCTCCGACCGTTAAAGTGACAATCTTTATTGCAGCAAAACATGTATTCCGGAGGAGGTGAGCAATGGTGTTCAAACGGGAGGAACAGCAACCGGCCAAGGAACAGCAACAACAACCGGGGCCACTAACAACGTTTGAGAAGTCTCATATCGAATCTCTTAACAACATGATAATTCAATGCGATGCTGATATATCGGTATGTAAAGCCCATATTGACGAAGATACACGAACAATCGCTAATACGGAAGCAAAAAAGACTGATATTCAAAATTTTATAAAAAAGATGCAAGGAGTGAAATAAGTAATGGCAGATGAAACACTTTTAAGCTCCGCGGATAACACCAATGGAGCTAATACCCAAGTTCAAACCCAAGAATCACAGCAGCAGCAACAAAATACTACTCAGAATCAGACAACGGCACAAACCCAACAGCCTGATGGTAATACTTTGTTAAGCCAGAATCAACAACAAGAAGAAAATCAATCGCAACAGAAAGAACAGCAACCATCTCAGCAAGCACCGGAGAAGTATGAAGATTTCAAAATAGCAGAAGGGCTACAATCGGATAAAGCATTAATTGATAGGGCCCTCCCATTATTTAAGGAAGCCAATCTTACCCAAGAGCAGGCCCAGAAGTTTGTAGACTTCCAAAATGAGTTTGTAAAAAACCAACAAGCAGCACAGCAAGCTGAATTTGAAAAAATGTATGATGGCTGGAAGAACGACACCATCAAGCAGCAAGGCCCAAATTATAAAGAGGCTTTAGGAATAGCAGCAAAACCATTAGATGCGGTTCCAGAAGGAAAGGAATTTAGGAAATTGCTCGAGGATACCAGGCTTGGTAATCACCCGGTAGTAGTTAATTTTTTAAAAGCTCTTGGAAGTACAATGACTGAAGATAATTTTCATGCGCCGTCACAGCAAAATTCAGGCGGTAAAAAATCATTAGCTGACAGAATGTTCGGTGAAGTGAAAGGAAGTGAGTAAATGAAAAAGGTCACTAAAAAGGGCGGAACCGGACGGCGGGGCAAGTAATCAACAAAATAACTGTTTTCTTAACAAGCGCTTAATTTAAGGCGCTTTTTTTATTGCAAAAAATTAAAATCGAGGTGACTTATTATGGCACAAACAGTGCAAGCTTCTACGTGGCCTACGCTTTTAAGTATGGCCTCTCGGCAACAACCAGATGGTAATATTGCGGCAGTTGCCGAAGTCTTGACCCAATACAATGAAATTCTTGATGATATTCCGTGGTACGAATCCAATCTTCCCACGGGGCATGAAACTGTATTACGTACTAATATTCCCACTCCTACATGGCGGTTATTTAACGGAGGCGTCAAACCGGTTGTTTCCGGAACGACTAAGATCACTGATCACATCGGAATGATGGAAAGTTATTCCGAAATTGACCGTGATTTAGCTGAATTAAATGGCAACACCAATGAATGGCGTCTTTCTGAGGATACGCCTATCATGGAGGGCTTTGGTCAAACTCTTGCCAAAACTTTGATTTATGGTGATGAATCTGTTAACCCGGAACAGTTCACCGGATTACAAGCAAGATATTTCACCAAAACGACTACAAAT